CTTTCTTTTGTGTGGTTTCAGCCCATCCTAATGTTATCTCTTCATATCGTTCAACTTTGTAGTTACCTTTAACACTTAAGCATTGTTCAATATGTACTACTCTTTTAGTGTTATCTTGGATGCCTTCAATGTAGGGGTTACAGAAAGTCTTAATAACATTGTTCTGTAACATTCTCATTGCAAATGCACGCCAAGGAGTGTTTAATAATGCTTTGTAACTACCATCGCCGAAAGCTTTATGAAATTCGCTCTTCTTTGGTCTTTTAATTTGTACCCAAGCAATACCTAAGGCCTCTTTTCCTAAGAGCAACAACTTTCTTTCGAGGACTCTTTTTACGTCGTTCATTATGCTTGGATTCAACATCATAGAGTGACTGACTTTATGTAGCCAATCAATATCCTTCTCAATTGAGATCATAGTTCACCTCTTCTAGCCCACCGTTCGTTGCAATCTGAACATTCAGATGTGATTGTATTATTATGTTCGCATACATCTGCTTCCTGACATAGCCTATCTGCCTCTTCTTTGGTAAGCATAACCATATTGTATTCACCTGGTATTGCTTTACCATCTTCAGTTGATAGTTCAACGGTATAGGATTTATTAGACAATCCTTCCTTTGCCTCTAAGAAAGAATCATAGTAAACCTCTAGCCTTTCGTGTTTATCATCTTTAATCTTACTAAGCAGGTCACTCTTCTCCTTCTGATATGCTCTTATCTTAGACAAGTCACCGCCTGTATGAGATTGTGCAGGAGGTAGAGTTACATCACATAGTCTAGCGTATGCCTCTTCTATCTCTCTTTCTTCGTAATATCCATCTCTTTTGAACCTTTTCATCTTCATCATCATCATTGGGTATACTTTAACTGACAGTTTGCTAACATCAAACTTCCACCTTTTTATCCATACTGGAACCATTATACATACTGTTCCAATCAGTACTAATGCTATTTCTAATAACATAACATTATCCTTTCTTTTAGTGGTATTAAATTAAGAGCCAGAGCACCTACCACTTGGTACCCTGGCTCTGTATACTTTGTAACACCAGTCGGGAGTTTTTTCCCGTGTAATAGTAAAGCCCAAGAGTGAAGTCCTGAACCTTACTGTATGGGCTGAGAGTTACTCTGCCAGTATGTCCGCTAACTCATCAACGTCGTGCGATACTCTGCTTACCAATGAGAATGAGTCACGAGTACGAGGAACTGGCTGTCCATACTGATTATTGTACAGACTGCCCTTGCTCTGGTGTATCACCTCCCAAGTAATACCATCAACATCAACGACTGTGCCAACTATCTTCAGCAGATCGTCGAATACTTCAGCCTTGAACTGTAGTGGTACAGCAGAGCCTTTACTGGTAGTGCGTTTGGAGCCAAGCGTTACGCCCAACTTCTTGAGTAGTGCAATCAACTTCTTCATATGTGCTTCCTTTCGATTTTCAACGCGCCAAACCATTTGACGCCTTATCAAAGGGGGTGTGGGTAGAGAGAGTATCCCACACACACACTCTTATGCTATTTTTTGGAATTTTTTTATTTTTTCCTTGACTCGTATTATCCACTGACAGTACCTTCCCCACTGATTTAACATGGAAAAGACTAATTTAGCAGCATTAGAGGAGAAGTTACTGCCACCAGTACTAGATTGTCCAAAATGTTCTGGTGATTTAGAGGGTACTATATGGCCATTAGGCTTTGAGAGTGCAAATGGTGATGCAGGTTACCAGATTATGTTTATTTGCACCAAATGCAGGGGTGTATGGCAGAATCCTGCAGAATCTGACAAAACAAGAGCAAATGGAACTAAGTAGCTATATATATATACTACTTAGTAGTAGTACATAATGGTAGGTAAGGTAGAAGTACAGTTAGTACCATCAATTTCCTTAGGGGAAATAGATTATACAGATAGTAGGGAGATAGTAGTACATGATGAATACAGTGATACTACATTCTTTAGTGATATTGATACTATAATAGCTAAGCCTAGCAAGGAAGGCTACGATTTCGTAGAACTGTCATGAAATGGAAAGACTTAATAGAAGACATTGGGAGAGTATTGGAGGAAGAAGAAAGTACTACGAAAAAGAGTACATCATCTACACGGAAGAAGAAGCCAAGGCGGAGGGGATTCGTTTTAGGCCCTGGCATAAGTGTAGGGGAGGTGATTGGGGACTTAGCAATGATGGATATGTTGCTAGATGCATTAGAAGGGGAAGATGCAGACCTAAAGGGAGTCCAGAAAATACGGCATATTACTACTCTTTTCCATTCGGACAGGCCTTTTATGATTCCTCATGTCCCTCTGGGAAGCTCGAATACGAAAAACACAGAGAAGCAGGCAACTATTCAAAGGTTTCAGCGAAAAGCGAGTGGGAACTCGAACAAAACAGGACTCGGACGAAAAACTTTGTCGGAGCTTATGTTAAGCAATACCTGGGGGGAAAGCTAGAACATGCAAAATTGGGCAGAATCTACCGTCATGATGAAAAGAAGCCTGCAGTTACAGCTAAGGCTCTCCTAAAGAAAAGGTACATTAAGGAAATGATTGACAAGGAACTTGAGAGTGTATTGGTTGAGAAGGGCGTTACTCAGGGTACAGTCATTGATATGCTGTTAGAAAGCGCAGATATGGCTAGAAATAAAGAGCAGGCGGCTAATTTACTCCGTGCTGCAGAGAATTTGATAGACATATTCGGCATGAAGTCTAAAAAAGAGGAAAAACAGGATTTTTCAGCAGATTTAACGTATTTAGGCGAAATCGAGGATACAGTCTTATTGGAGGGAGAAAAAATTGAAAAAAGTCAGAAACTTGTCGAGGGGACAGTGGGAGTCGATAAGAAAACTCCCAGCATTTCTTCAGGACGCTCAGTATAGGCTATATATTGGCGAAAGCGAAGAAAAGCCAAAAAAGAGGGCAAAAAGGCAAAAGCAGGGGAGTATCTTCGAGTAACTCGCAAGGATATTATAAATCTAAGAAAAAGAGAGGTAGGTAGGTTATGCCAAGAGTAGGAGAGCAACAATTTCCATATACCCAGAAGGGAATGAGAGATGCTGAGCAATATTCACGATTAACTGGTATGCCAGTTGAGTACGAGCAGGGCCAGCAACCTGGATTCGGGAAGCAAGGACTACAGGGAGGGTATGGTGGTGGAATGAATCGTCCTCCTCAAATAGGATCTCCTAATCCTATGGCAATGCGTGGTCGCGGTATTGGGCCAGGACCTGGCGGAATACCTCAGCGAGGGAATCCGATGCCAGGATTAAGAAATGCAGTTGGAGGAGGAATGCCAAGAGGTCCAATGCAAGGCAGGGGCAATCCTTTAGCAGCATTGGCTGGGCGTGGAGCACCTCCTCGCGGAATGCCTCCTGGTAGAATGCCTCAGCGTGGAGGCCCTCAGTATGGAGGACCACGTGGAGGAGGTAATCAAATAGGGGATCTACGTAAAATATTGGGAAAAATGGCGTTTGATCAGAATGCTCGTAATTATGGTAGATTAACAGACGGTAAGGATATTGTCTAATTCTGTAAAAGATAAGATGAGGGATAATATGGCCCTCTTTGGCAAGGTTACTATGCCTAACATGTTTACATCGGAGATAGCTCCGTTCCATTATGAGCTATATGATATGTTTACGGATAGGGAGAAGAGAAAGATTTGTATTCAGGCTCCTCGTCATCATGCTAAATCCTCCATCGGTGCCTGTGTACTTCCTCTGCACCACCTTCTGTTTGATGAGGGGCCAAAACTTATATTGCTGTGTTCTAAGACGTTAGGACACTCAATACGGCTGTTGGATACTATTAAAAATGTTTTAGAGTACTCTATGCCTTTCAGGGCAGTATTTGGCTATTGGGGCAGTCATTCAGCCAGAGCATGGACAAGACAGGAGATTGTTTTGAAGGATGGGTCGCTTATTACGACCAGAGGGACTGGACAGCAGGTTATTGGGTTAAAACATGGTGATCAGCGTCCTACTTTGGTTATAATTGATGATCCTGAGGATATGAACAATACCAAGACTGTTGAAGCCATGGAAATGAATCTGAAATGGCTTATGACGCAGATTCTGCCTGGTGTAGATGCAAAAAGGGGCAGAATACTGATTATTGGGACACCTCAGCATCAGAGATGTATTGTTGAGACTATTCCAGATATGTCAGCCTGGGAATTCAGGAAGTATCAGGCTATACAACCTGATGGGAAGTCGTCTTTATGGCCAGACGTATGGCCCGTAGAGAAGTTACTTGCTGAAAAGAAGGATCTTGAAGCAATTGGGCGAGTTTCTATGTTTTATCGTGAATATCAGTGTGAAATCATAGGAGATGAAGATCAGCTCTTCAAAGAGAAGGATATTCAGTATTATGATGGTCGGGTTGAGTTAAATGAGGATAGTGAGCCTATATTGCACTTAAAAGAGCCTTTTGAGATGGATATCCCTGTTCACATCTTCATGGGAGTGGATCCAGCGTCATCAACGAAGCAAACAGCGGATTATTCTGTTATTATGCCTGTTGCTGTTGATAAAGACGATAATAGGTATATACTGCCATATTATCGGAAAAGAGTTAAGCCAGTTGATCTTGCTGATAATGTTATTGCTATGTTTACAAGATATAAGCCTCAGAAGACTAAGATTGAGACTGTAGGCTATCAGGAGATGTTAAGAGATTATTTAAGGCGTAAATGTGAAGATATGGGAATGTGGATACCTGGTCTTGAAATTAAGAATAATCCACGTACACCTAAGAGTTTTAGGTTAGAGAGCTTGCAGCCCTTCTTCTTTAGGAAGAAGATGCATATTTTGAAGAATATGAATGAAATAAAGGATGAATTGCTTATGTATCCAAGAGGTAAGCATGACGACCTATTAGATGGCCTGTACTATGCGATGAAGGGTTCTTATAAACCCCATGCCTCGTCTGCTAGTGACGCATCTAAAGGTAAGGACAAAGGACGAGGCAGATTTAATTCTAGTGACTGGATGACTCTATAATGCCGCTTAGAATGAGAAATAGGTTATCACGAAGGATGCAGGGGAAACCATCAGCTGCATTCAGGTCTTTATCTGAAGGTGAAGAGAAAACTGAGGAAAGTGGAGTTCCAAAGGAAGTTTTAACTTCCCAGGAGCTTTTGGAGGAGTATCAGAGACATCGTGAGGTATGGGCTCAAAAGTTCCATGAGGATCAGCAGTTCAGGGCTGGAGTTCAATGGACTAAGACCCAGGAGGAAAGATTAGAGAAGCGTGGTCAATCTGCTATCGTAGTGAATAGGATACATCCGATTGTTGAGACTGCTAAGGCTCTTCTGACGTTTAGAAAGCCTGAGTTTAGGTCTACTGGGAGAGAAGACTCTGATACCAGGACTGCAAAGGTAGTATCTGATTTGTTTCAATGGGTATGGGATATATCGAAGGGGAATGAGCAGTTAAAGCAGTGTATTGATGATTATTATGTAGGAGGATTGGGTTATTTGCAGACTTATCAGGATGCACATGCTGATAGTGGGAATGGGGAGGTCTTTTTAACGAGCCTCTATCCTTTGGATGTATATATAGATCCTAATTCCAGGGATGTGTACTTTAATGATGCTGCCAATATAATTGTTGCAAGGATAATGACAGATGAGCAGGCAGAGAAGATATTCCCGAATAAGATGGATATTATCAATAAGGCTTCTGAAACTATCAAAGACAGGTATCCATCGACAGATTTGAAGGCTCAGCAGGGTGAGATTTTCGTTGGTGATGTCAGTACTACCGATTCAATGTATCATAAGCATCGGGAGTATATAGAGAGATATACAAAGATTAAAACCAGTAATTATCACGTATTTGAGCAGAATATAGGCAAAGATTACTCATTTTATGAGGAACAGTACCAGGATTATAGAAAAGAGCCAGCTGCAGTAGTTTTAAAGGGTGAACAGGAGAGTATTGTTACTGATGAGATGGGATTGCAGGAAGTTATGATGATGATGAATACTGTTGGCCCTATCTTTCATTTGGAGCAAGAAATGACTATGGATCAGAATACTGGAGAACAGGTTCCATCTCAGCCTAAGCCAGTACCAGGTCCAGAGCAGGGTGGGGAAAATGAGATTCAAGGCTCGACAACCCAGATACAAATAGTAGATAAGGGTTCATTGATAGACTCTGAAAAGATTTTAATGAATAGGGTTGATGAGACCAGGGTAAAGGTTGTTGCATCGGTGG